CTTTGCATCTGCAAAGTTCAATGAAATGATATTATACTTTTGTCTTAACTTATCCATTTTTAAAATTCTATAATTACATCAAAGGTTGTCGGCTCTCCTAATATTTCTCTGATTGATTGGTCAAATGCTATGTACCAAAAAATTGGAGTATTTAAATCTGCTTTGTTATAATCAACCCAGTACTTTGTTTCATCTTCTGGTGACTTTGGCAATCCATAAAAATCAGCACATTGTTTTCTTGCTACTTGTGCATCATTCTCATTTATATATTTGTATCCCAAAATCTCCATTTAATAGATGCTATAATAATCGTTGATGTTACTATTGATTGCAGATTTGTCGCCAGAGTAATCGTCATTCCAGAATATCATTTCTTGTATATGTCCATCTAAACCTACATTATTCGAGGGTATATAGTAATTGAATACCGCTAAACGAAAAGAAGAATTTGCCGTACTTGGTGTGAATGAACTTGTATTTGTTTTTATGTCTGAACCGTTGTTAATATTCATAATCAACTTGTCTGCATTAGTTGCATTACCTACATCGTGAATTTGGAAAAATGTGTATTGCGTATTTGTAGCTATTGAGCCATCTGTTTGTATTGTAGCTGCACCACCGTTTCTTGCTCGTTGTCTTAAAATACCGCTAAACATAAAATTGTTTACGCCCGTGCTGCTTGATGATGCCAATGTAGTGAGCCAATAAAAATGAGTTGATGTGACATTTGCGCCTGTCTGCATTACCGAAACCGTTGACGCTTTGGTTGTGCCATCGTGTAAGTATTTAAAAGTTGTTGTATTACCTGCTGCCAATAAATCATTAGAATCACCTAAAATTGCAGGTTTTCCGTTGACTGTTTCTACTACTCCACTATTCACTATTAAAGGTTGATTGATTGCTGTATTATTATTAAGGTTGTCGCCTGTTCCTTTTTGATTATACCACGTAGTTACATGACCATTATTTGCACCAACAAAGGAAAGCAATGCAGTTGTATCTAATTCATTACTTACAAATCCAATGTCCTGTTCTGTATTGTCGCTTGAACGTCTTACACGAATACAAGAACCTGTATAAGTACTTGATAATTTTCTTAATGAATAAGCCGCTTTTGCATTTGGATAGGCATCAACTGTTCTCTTTACATCGAGAGTATCTGATGCAGACAACACTAATGGACTGCTGAATACTGCATATGCACCACCGTTTACGCTTAGTGTGATTGTGCCACTTGCACCATCATCCGAAATGCTTGTAAATGTCCCGGCAGTATCTGAATCAATAATCAACTGTGGCATATCTGCAATTGTAGCTGCAAACAATCCTTTAATGAATATATCATTTGTTGATGGAGTTGCAACTATGTTTGTGTTAGCAGGTGTTGGAATAACAGAACCATCTGAATCTGTGAAACTGATATCTGGAGCAGTATAAGTTGTTGCTTTTGGAATGACTTGCACAAAGCTTGAATCACTATTCTGATATGTTGCATCAGTTACTGGAGGAGTTGGTACAATGCCCTCACTATCAAAAACACTCCAAAATGCTACTTGCGGTGTAGGTGTATCGTAAAAAGTATAAGTAGTTGATTCTCTGTCACCATCAATCAAGCACCTTGACTTACCGCTTTCCAACAATATAACACCTGCATCATTTGGTGATAAGTTCGTTGTGCTTGTCTGCTCGTAAATGTTATACGTAAAATAGCCAACCGGCTCAAGTAATATCTCTGCATTGAGATTGTTAGGAGTTGCAGTTTCTGTTATCGTGAACTCATTGTATCTTGATGGATAAGCAGATGTATCTGCTGCAATGCAAGTTGTAGATATCAGAGATTGGTCACTAATCATCTCAATCAAGTAAGTTGGCGATGCCAGAGTACTTAATTCAGCTAATGATGTTCTGATAATGTTTACGCTATCTTTACGAAATATCAGCATCTGTATCCTCTACTTTGTCAGCTTTTTTCTTTGATTTCTTTTTTTCAAAAACATCAAATCCGTATGCTTTTGCAATCTTGATAAATGCAGGTGAATCTTCAACAAAGAACTTACTGCCCTTGTGAATGATTGTACTGCCAATTAAATCCTTTCTAATCTTCATGTGTTATAATATAAAGTTTCTGGAATTTGTCAAAAACAAAAAAAGGAGTACAATTATGCACTCCCTCTTTTGATGAACGATGGAAAAAAATTAAGCTATTGTCAAACCTGCAATAACTGCTGCATCTACTTGGTAACAATCATGACTACTTTTGGCAAGTAGGTTGATTGAATACTGATTAGCGTCCCCAAAAGCAGTACCCGATGAACTTGTGTTTGTTCCTGTCTTGTGACATCCTCTCTCATCACCGATAAAGAAATAGTTTCCTTCAACAGTTTCGACAATTGCACACAATCTCTGGATTGCAAGTAAATGTAATTCAGCACTTTTTGCTGATTCCATTTTGTTTAATGTAAACGACAAGTTAACATCATAAAATAATGAAATGAGTTGTTTTGTACGTTTTTATTTTCAGTTGATTCAAGCAATCCTGTTTCCTCTTGCAGATTATAAGCATACCACGTTGATGGTGAGCCTGTATCTGTTATTGCAGAAATGAGATAAGATGCTTGTGTTACAGATACCAATTCTGTATATGGTAAAAGGAGAACCCGAACTAATCCACCTGCAGGTGCAGAGCAATCATAAACCGGGAATCCTTGAGTTAAAGCACATGGCATATCTTCTAAAGTTTTTAGCATTAGGAGAGCATTGCACTCTCCCTTTGCAGTTTATAATTTAATTAATTAGGGTACTAATGTGAACTCAACTATCTCAGCAGGATAAGCAACTTGTGTACCTCTTTTGAAATTGATTGAACTCTTTACATTTTGGTCATCCATTGATTCCCACATTTTGATGCTATCAGAATCAGACATTGCATCCATACCGATATACATATTTGATGCTCTGCTTGTGATTATTCTGTTAGTACCTGTCAACCCATTAACGGCAACTACCTTTAGGTTTGTACCCGGTAACATTAACTCTCCTGTTCTTGCAGAATCATCAGTTACATAATGGTAAAAGTTTGTATCTGTGATGTTGATAATCAATGCTCTGTAAGCATCCCAACCCATAAAACAAACTAAATCATCAGCATTCAATACCGCCTCTGGCACAACTGAATAAATCCCTTGAACAATGTTCAAAGCATTTGCAGATGTGATACCTGTTGCAACAGTTACTGCATCAACATTACCATCAACACTTGCAGCAGCAGTATCAATTATGTGCAAGAATCCATCATACTTGTCAAGATTCGCACCACCTGCACCACCATCTTCTCCTTGCCAATCAGCAATCTCAAGAGCATCTTGCAATCTCTGCATTTTGATGTCCATATAAGCAGCAGGAATATCAGCCTCATTGTAATCAGAACCTGCTGACAATAATAACTGTGTCCACTTTGCCTCTAAATCTTTAGGGCATAGAACATCTTGAACTTTAACACCCTCAACAACGATTTCTCATTGAGAGAAAGTAGTTGCGGCAGAACCTGCAAAAGCACAGGAATCATCTTGAAATACAACTGTTGAATCAAACAACTGCAATGCAGCGCTTGACTTTACACCTGCTTGTAGGTTAACAATAGTTGCGGTTTTTCCTTGACTCACCGCAGGGAGTAATAAATCTGTTGACGATTGGTCAACGTAGTCTGTAAGACTTGATACAACAAAACTCATAATTATTTTATTTTTCTTAGGTTTTTGATTTTATTTAATTTTTGCTCAAACGACAATTCCTCTTTTTTGAATGCGTCTAATCTTCTTTTTTTAGTTGGCTCAACTGATGGCTCTTTTGCAAACTCTTCCAGAGTAGAAATTACTTTCTTTTCAAACTCCTCATTCTTGATAATTGCATCAACAATCTTTGATTCTAACTCTGCAAATTTTCTCTCTACTTCTGTCCGTTCGATAACAGTTTTTGGAGTTGGTGCAGTTGCAGTTGGCTCTGCTGATTCCATCTCTTCCTCAACCTCAACTTCTTCTTCAACTTCTTCAGCAACTTCTTCTTCTTCAGTTGCAATGATTTCAGTAATTATACCGCCAACTGTAATGATTTTCTCACCACTTGCCAATGTATGTTCTGCATCTTCTGCCGGGACAATTCCAGATTCTGTCATTACAGATACGGATGCGCCCAATTCAATTGCAGGTTCAACATTAATTATTGTACCATCTTCTAATTGTGCATCAACAAACTTTGATTCTGTTGGCTCTGTTGATTCAGTTGTTTCAACAACCTCTTCAACTTCATTAAAGGCAATCTTTTTTAATGCCTCAATGTTATTTTTTAGATTCTCTCTAATATTCATTTTGATAAATGTTTATGTGTTAAAATATAATTGAAATTCATTGTGTCAAATTTAGCCATTGATAGCATCAATTGCTGCATCTATA